AAAGGTGAAAGCGTTGGCTCTTTTTATGAAAAGATAGAAGATTATAGGAAACTTAGGAAATACTTTAAAGATTTAAATATAAAAATAAAATGAAAACAACAAGGGAGAAAAGAAAAAGACAGATTGTTTCTGGTGTAATTAGTTCACTATATGGATTAAGGGTTATTGGTAGTAAATTTGTTCCTGTTGGTAAATATAGGATGTTTGAAAAAGATATTATCCTAATAAACATAGTCTTAGCTAACAAATTGAAGAAGATGAGTGCAAAGCAAGTTAATAAAGCATTAAGTTTACTTGTTGAATTAGGTAAAAAATGAAAACAACAAGGGAACAGGCAATAGGAAAAATAGTAGATAGTTTGTTTGCAAAAATAAGATTATGGTCACTAAACCACGAGGGTAATGTTAAGAGGTCAACAAAGATTTATAACTATGGTGTTGAAGAAATTGAACACCTACTAGAGAAGGCTACCGAAAAGGCATTCATTGAGGGGATTGTGGCTGAAGATGAAGTCAGAGATAAAATTAGACTTGAAATACTTATTAAACACAAACCAAAGGAAAACCATGAAATATCTAGTAACTGAAAATATGATTATGTGGGCGTTTAGATATGCTTTAGGGAGGAGAACGGGAGCGGTGATAGATGTTGTTGAGCAGTTAAAGAAACACTGGGAGGGCTTAGAGCCAAATACAAGAATACAAATTCAGGAAGAAATACTGATAGCCATAGACAGAGATAGAGCTGGTGATGATTGTGATGTTCAAAGTTGGAATGAAATAATAGAATTTGACAGAAAATCAAGTTGTCCAATATTAAAAGGTAAAAATCTATGCAAAAAACACTAAATCTATGCAACCAATTACTAATTAAGAAAGGGATAAAATGAAAACAATATGTATAGATTTTGACGGAGTTATACACGATAATCCTCGTGGCTTTCAACATGGTGACATATATGGAAAGCCAAGCAAGGGTGCTGTTTTTACAATTAACAATTTAGTTAGAAATGGCTATAAAGTAGTTGTTTTGACCGCTAGAGGTGAGGAGTACTGGGATAGGGTGAGTCTTTGGCTAGCTAGAAATGGTTTTCCTCAGATGGAAATAACAAACGTAAAGCCACCAGCACAATGTTATGTGGACGATAAAGCTATTCGGTTTATTAGTTTTAAAGATTTAGCCAAATACTACTTATGATGTTTACCAACGGAGAGCGACTACAATCTTTGGGGATTCAGTCAGATGTCTTTGTTGGTAACTGGGGAAGTAGGCGGGCAATTAAAAAAGTTAGTGGTGATGGCTTAACAAATAAGGATTTAGAAAGGATTGTAATAGCTACACCAGAATATCGACAAGACCTGCAAAGAGGTGGCATAAGAGTACCCGACAACCTATCTACCAGAATTGTTGATGGTAGGCTGGAAACAGTAGATGATTATGTAGATGGACACATTGTAACGGGGGAGAACAAGAGGGAATGGAAAAGAATGGTTGAAATAATTGCTACTCCAGGTGTGTTTATAGACGGTAAGCCACCTAATTTTGTGCAAAATGGTAGGTGTATGTATTATGTAGACACTTTTCCACCCATGTTGAGGGATGGTGTGGTGATTGCACCCTGGATTCAAAAATTATTTAAAAGGAATAAACACATGATGTCTTTTAATTTCGGTGATGTCAGAGGTCGTTTAACAAAACTATTATCACTAACTAAAATAGGAATGCCACGCAAATATAATGAGTTGTCTAATTTAACACTAGATGTAGCCAGACAAACGGTTAAACCAAGCGATTATGAGTATGTATTAGAACAGCACAAATTAGGACTGCCAGACATGGCACAAATGTATAAACAACCAAAATTATCAGGTTTTATAGCAAGGAGATTACTAAGTGCATAAATTACTAACTAGAGAAGAATATGATATTTGGTTTAAGGATATACCAGAGAATGCCTGTACTTTTTGTGACTGGAAGAAGTACCAAATTGTTTTAAAAGAGTTTGAGCATTGGATTTGGATAGCTAATATAGCTCCATATTGGAAATGGCACACAATGATTATTCCGAAGAGACACTTTGAAAAATATGCCGATATGACTTTTATGGAAGCGGGGGAACTGGTGTCGGTTATAGACTATGGTGAAAAGAAGTTGCTGGAAAGCAATTTAAAAAGGTCAGATGGCAGTAAAGTAGAAAAAGTGGTTTACTTTTGGAGATTTAGATTTAATAGATTTGACCCTGTTAGTGGGACTGTAAGACCAGCACATTTTCACATGCACTTAACACCAGACAAAGACCACCTTTGGGATAAAATTTTGGACAAAGACGCTCACACAGTAAACTTTAATATTTTAAAGGACAAGAAGTGAAAAAAGAAATAGTAAAACCAGATGCACAACAAACACATAAAGAAATTTTAACTCTAAAAAAAGACATGGGAATGGCTTTTGTAAAATTAGGTGAGTTATTAAAAATAATTAGGGATAACAAGTTTTACGAGGTTTTGGGATACAATAATTTTACTTCTTATGTGGTTAATTCCGAGCTTGGTTTTAAGCGAAGTACCGCCTATTATTACATTGAGATTTTTGAGTTTTTTGGACAGAAATTAAAATGGAAGCAGGAAAAAATAGCTGAAATGGGATACGACAAACTGGTTAGGCTTATGCCTGTTATCAAGAAAAACCCCGAGAAGTGCATAGATTTGGTGGCAGATGCACAGGTATTAAGACCATACGACTTTAATAAAAAGTACAAGGATGAAGCTAAGCAGGAGGGACACGAGAAGTTTTTAGCTCCGCCTGAATATTTTAGATGCGAAAAGTGTGGTAAGTGGAAAATTATTGTCCCGCTTGACGATTGTTGTCCTGAATTTATCAAAGAGATTTATATTCAAGCTAAAAGAAAGATTAGTAATTGACAATAATGAAAATAAAAAGTAAAATAATGTATGAGGGAAGTAAAAGATAATCACTTAAAACACAAAGTAGCAGTTCAAAGAGTTATAGAGAACCTACCTGGGGCTATTAGCATGGACGATGTGCGTGGTAATAGAGCCAAGAGGTATGATGTTAACTGGAATGGTATAAAAATGATTGTAAAGACCGCTAAGCCGACCTTAAAATCTAGTCAAAAAAGAAAAAAATGGTTTTATTCTTTACCTAAAGATATCAGTATGGTTGATCTTTATATTCTTTTTGCAGTTAAAGAGGATAATTTGTTAGGTGCAGTATATGTTTTGCCAAAAGTTTTAATGCCCAGAGTTTTTGTTACTATAACCAAATTAAACGGTAATGTTAGATATGATTATTTCAAGACAGATTTGCAGGGATTAGCTGAAAAGGTAATAAGAATTAACGAGGGTTTGCCAAGATTAGTTAAACTTTATAGGGGTAGAAAATAATGAGTAGTAAAATAATAGATAATACAGTAATAAGTGTAGGAACAGAAACCTTAACAACAAGAATGAAAATTATAATAAGTGAAATTCCAGATTTAGAAACTTTGCGAATGGCAGATGCTTTGTTGTATGCTGTTTATAAGTGGAAGACCGAAAAGATTAAGAAGATGCGTCTTGATAGTGTTAAAAGGTGGTGTAAACTTGCTAAAAAGAAAATGACGTATGGTAATGCTTATTTATTAAATATGATGCTTATTCCAAAGGAAAAAACAAAATGGTGGAAGAAAATACTCTCAAAAACAAAAAATTAGTTTGCAAGGATTGTGGTCGGGGTTTTATCTTCACAGTCAAAGACCAAAAAGCCTACGGTTTTAAAGGGTGGAAAGACCCTATCAGGTGTAAGGTTTGCCAAAGACACAAAAAAGTAATTAAGCTGGCTATTGAGGATAATGTACCTATTACGGAGTTAGTGAAATTTGAGGAAATATGCGACAAATGCCATAGGAAATTCTTTACAAACTTTAAAAGAAAGCCAGGTGAAAAGCTTTATTGCGATGACTGCTGGGTAGAAATCAAGGGTGTATAGAAAGATTGGTCGTAAGACCAAGGAATGGTTAAAAGCCAAACCGAAGCTCATTAAAATATATATTGAGAAAGAAATTAAAATTACCCAATGTGAAAATTGCGGTAGTGAATACCTTGTTTTCTTTCATCACAGACCAAAGCGTAGTAGTCAAGAGGCGGTACACGACTTTGACCATACTAGATTGTTGTGTCAAGAGTGTCATGGATTTTTTGAGTACAATGATAGTGCTGATGAAAAGTTATTTGCGAAACCAAGAGGTTATAAATTAGAAAATAAAATAGAAATAATGGCAAAAAAGAAGAATACAAAAAAAGCTGATTGGCAAATACTACATAAATGTGTAAAGTGTAAGAAGCCAACATCGATGTTTTTATGTCATCATTGCGGTGAGATATCAATTAAAAGATAGTTTTTTGGACAGGCGAGGCGGTTTAAATAGCAGGTTGTTTAGACTGTTTCGTGACGCAACTTTGTTGCTCAGGTCGAGGCTTAACCCCTTGCCTGTTTAGAAAATTATTAAAAATTTAGGAGATTAAAATGGCAAAATTAAAAACAAAATTAGACTTATTGAGAGACAGTTTTCATGTCCAAACACTTGGAAAAATTTTAGAGAAAGAAGTTAATATTCGTATTACTGAAAGAATATTAATAATAGCTAAACCAAGTGATGTCGATTATGAAAAAGCTAAAAAAGACCTTCCTGTATTAAAGAAAGGTTTGGAAAATTTAAATCTACAATTTTCTATTATCTCTGAAATGATAAGAGTGGAGGAAAAAAATGGTAAAAAAGTATAATCTATCAAAACAAGAATTGGGTCAGTTGACTAAAATAATTAGTCTTGCCTCAATGCAAGAGGAGATTTTAGATGCTATCAAAGTTAAATATAGGTTAGTAGTTACTACTTCAGTTTTTAAGCGTCTTGGATTAGATATAAAACTCTTTCCAAATTGTGCTGTTAACTTAACTACTGGGGAATTACAAATAAAAGATGAAAAACCTAAAAGAAACAAAAATAGGGATATTCAAGCTAAAGGATAAAAAGGGCAGAAATGCTATCGAGCTTGATTTGGGAAAAATAGCTAAACAATTTCCTGATGCCAAATTTTTGTATATCGCTAAAAATTATGGTGAAAATAACAAAGTTACTATTTTTATAAAACATAAGGATGTACCAGAGATACCACAAGTACAATTCAAAAAAGACTAAGTGCAACGAGGGACACTTGCATGACTCTAAAAAAGAGGCTTTAAGGTGTGACCAGTTATACATGTTGCAGAAGAATGGGAATATTGAAAAACTAAAATCACAGGTAAGGATTAAGTTGAGGGAGTCTTTTAGATTCAAAGGTAAAGCGATTCGTAGCATTTCGTATATTGCAGACTTTACTTATTTTGATAAAGATGAGAAAGTTTTTGTGATTGAGGATGTTAAAGGATATAAAACAGATGTGTATAAAATTAAGAAGAAATTATTATTATTCATTATGAAGGACGCAGATGACTTCAAATTCATTGAAACCTAACGTAGTACCCGCACAGGAAAAAATAGCTATTGGTTTACCAAGGGGTAGCGATACAGGCTTTTTGTATGAGTTTATGGAGTCTTTGTTCCTGACTTTTGGGTACAGCCCCTGTCAGTATAAAATGTTATCTGAGGCAAAAGTTCACCATATTGCCCGAAATACGATAATAGAGAACTTTTTAAAAACAGACATGAATTATCTTCTGTTTATTGATTCTGACACGATTTGGGAGCCTGATAGTTTAACAAGGCTTTATGAGTTGGCTCAAAACAAGAATGTTGATATTGCGACTGGTATTTACTTTGGTAAAGGTAGACCGTTTTTCCCTGTTATAAGAAAGCTAGATTTAAAGAATGCTTGTTATAACATCTACACAGAATGGGGTAACAAACCCTTTGAGGTCGATGGTGCGGGCATGGGCTTTATGCTGATACCACGATATGTTTTAGAGGCTATGAAACAACCATATACTGATTGGACTGGTGGGTTTTCAGAGGATTTGAATTTTTGTTTAAAAGCTAAAAAAGACCATGGGTTTAAGATTTGGGCTGACCCTTTGATTAAACTAGGACATGTTGGTAGAAAAGTTTATACTGGTGCTGATTGGGCGGAGCAACACAAACCCAGTATGAGAGCTTATATCAGAGAAACAATGATAGGAACGAAGCACACACTTGACCGTTGGTATCCAAATCGAAGAAAGGAGTTAGGCATTCACCCTTTGGATTTTGCTAACCCGAACACGCAAGAGCATTGGGATAAGGTTTATAACGGTGAGGGAACGAAAGAAAATTGGAGAACTTACCCCGAAAAGATGCAAAAAATCGTGGATATGATTAGTAGGGAGTTTAAAGGTTCAGAGTTCAAGGTCTTGGAAATTGGCTGTGGATTACCTGTTTTTGCTAAGAAATTAAAAAAGAGAATGCCAAAGTGCCAGTACAAAGGTATTGATATTTCCGAGGTGGCAGTAAGAACCATGAACAATGCAGGATTTTTGGCAGAGATGAGGGAGTTGCCACCTATTAAAGAAGATAAGCAAGATTTGGTTGTCGGGCTTGAAATACTGGAACACCTTGATGATGATAAGAGGTTGGAGCTTGTTCAGGATGTTGCTAGAAATTTAGGGACTGATGGTATTGCTATCTTTTCAGTTCCTGATAACTGTATGCCACCAGAACAAGTAACAGAGCATAGAATTATGTTTAATAAAGACAGTTTTTATAAGTTTTTGGAAGAAGTGTTTGAAAATATCAATGTAAAGAGGATAGAAAGTCGACCATCACACTTGCCTGGATTTAAGAAAAAGGTTGGTTATTTAGTCGCTACTTGTAGTAACAGGAGAAATAAATGAGAACCTTTGTTTTATCTGGTAAATCGTTTAAGTCAATTAAGGAAGCAGAAAAGACGGTGCAGAAATGGAGTGATGCAAACGACTTGAATCCAAAAACAAAGCTTTATGAAGTCAAAGAGGTTTATGATTTAAAGTTAAAATTTATTAAAAAGAAAAAATGACAAATACAAAAAATATGAGTAGACATGAGTATTTTGAGAAAAGGTTAAAAGAACTCGGAATGTTTGATAAAGATAGCGATTATGAGGGAATGCTAGGTAAGGCAATTTTAAGAATGTCTAAAGTATTTGCCAAAGAGGGGCATTCAGGATTTTCAGCAGTACAGACAATGAAAATATTTAATATGTTAATGAAAGAGTGGGATAGTCCAGAAACACATTTGGGGAAACAAACATGACATTACCATTCAGAAACAATCCAAAGATTAAAGCAAACTGGTTCAATAAAGTAACCGAAAAATTTATGCCAGAAAAGAATAAAAAATCCTACTATGATATGTCTTACAATAAAGGAGTTTTAACTATAAAGCTAAGAGAGGAGAAAAGGAGACATGGGACGGGTAAGGTTGAGAGTAACTGGTATAGTTTCTTAGAATTTAAAGTAGATACTCAATTTGGTAGGGATATCAAAATGTTTTTAGATGAGTATTTAAAAGGGGATAAAAAGGATGACAAATAACCAAAGAGGTGTGTTCGAAATAATAACTGCTATTTTGATGTTGGCTGTCCTGGTTAAGATGCTTATTGTTACTAAAGTGCCTAAAAGCTATATTTGTAAGCCTCAAAAGGCTAATGGTTATATAATTTGTGAATATAGTTATTAAGGTAAATTAAGAGTAATATGCGGTAATTAGTAGGGGACAGGTCAGTAGGGGACAGGTATTTAGGTTTAAAAGAAAGAAATAGGGGATAGGGTTACAATAGGGGAGTGGGGTGTTGAAGCAAGTTAAAAATCAAGTAATTATGACAAAAAGTAGTAAAAAGAAAAAGAACTTATCAAAACGCCGAAGAAAGAGGCAAAAAAAGAAGGAGAGACAATGGAAGAAAAAAAAGGTCTAGTATGGCATACAGATAAAAGAATTGTTGATGACCTTGTACCTTTTGAGCGTAACCCTAGGAGATTAACTAACAAACAAGCTAAGGATTTAAAGAATAGTTTAAAAAAATTTAATTTAGTAGAAATACCCGCAATAGATACAGATAACAAGATTATCGCTGGTCATCAAAGGTTAAAAATAATGCAATTGGTTGGTAGGGGTAAAGAAGAAATAGACGTTAGAGTTCCAAACAGAAAATTAACTAAAGAAGAATTTAAAGAATATAACATTAGGAGTAACAAGAACAAGGGTGAGTGGGACTGGGATATGTTGGGTAATGATTACGATATTGGGGAGCTGGAAGAATGGGGATTTAGTGATAAAGATTTACACCTAGTGGAGATACTTGATGATATTAGTTTGCCAGATGGTGACAAGCCAGGGTTTCAACAAATGACCTTTACGCTATCGGATAATCAGGCGGATATAGTCAAACAAGCTGTTGATGGTGCTAAGAAAGACGGTGGGGCAGTTGATACGAAAAATGAAAATTCCAATGGTAATGCTTTAGCTTTAATATGTGAAAAATATAATGGAGATTAACGTAAAAGATATTATTATTAAAAGAATAGATAGCAAAAGTGCCAATAGGTTTATTAAGGAATGGCATTATAGTGGTAAGGTTGTACCAAATAGTCAGTTACACTTTGGTTCATTTTATGATAAAAAATTACACGGGGTTATGTCATTTGGTGCTAGTATAAATAAAAAAGGCACAATAAATTTAGTTAAAGGTACTGGTTGGAATGAATTTGTAGAACTTAATAGAATGGCATTTGATGAATTTTTGCCACGTAATAGTGAAAGTAGGTGTATATCAGTGGCATTAAGATTAATTAAAAAGAATTGTCCACAAATTAAATGGATTATTAGTTTTGCTGATGGTACACAATGTGGCGATGGAACAATATATAGAGCTAGTGGTTTTAAATTAGTTAGTATATCTCCAAATGCAAGTTTAAGGATTAATCCAATTACTGGTAAAAAAGTGCATATTATGCAAGCATATCATTTGAAAATATCGAGTAAGGAATTTAGAACTTGGAAAGCAATACAAGGTTATCAATTAAAATATGTTTACTTTATAGATAAATCAAAGATTAAAGATTTGACTGTTCCAATATTGCCATTTAGTAAAATAGATGATATGAATGCTGGAATGTATAAAGGTAAAAAAATTACATTAAAAAAAAGACATGCGGATTTAGCACAAGGTAGTGCGGTTGGCTCCCAGTCAACAGGTGGCGTTCAGAACGACCAATCCGCTCAAATGAAAAAGATACTATAATTTATAAGTAAGGAGTATATATGGCAAAAGCAAACAAAGAAACAAGAGTTGTTAAGGTTGACAACAAGAAATATGACAAAGAGAGGAAAGACAGAAGGGACAGGGAGCGAACCCGAAAAGTGAAGAAAGGCTTTATTGAGTTCTTAAAAGACGAGGGTGGTGGCAATATTTCATTTGCGTGTAGGAAGTTAGGAATCAACAGGTCTAATATATACAAGTGGAGAGATGCTAGTAAAAGATTTAAAAACTCAATAGATAAAGCAGTAGATACGGGTAAGGAAACATTGGCTGATGAGGCAGAGGTTTCTTTGAGAAGTAGTGTCAGGCGTGGGGATTCCAGGTCGATTATATTTACCTTGAAGAATTTGCGACCAAAACAATGGAGAGATAGCCAAGTGGTAGAACATGAGGGTAAAATAGAAGTAGAGGGTGTGTCTGATGAGTTAAAAAAAGCTGCTAAAGAAACTTATGACAAATTTAGAAAAAATATCAGAAAGCAAAATACTAAAGCAGGTAAGAAAAAGTGAGCTATTGGCTTGGGTATCTGATAACGTAAGAACACCTAAAGGTGAAAAGTTTGACTGGTACAACCATCAGTATTTGATTAAACTGTACGAGGACAAGTCACAAAATATTGTGATGAAAAAGGCTGCCCAGATTGGTGTCACTACCTATGGAATGAATCGGGCTTTGTGGTTTGCAGATAATAATAATGTTTCTATTATTTATACATTTCCAACCGCTTCTGATGTGGCAGACTTCTCAAAAGCTAGAATTGGACCGATGATTCAAACATCACCATATTTGAGTAAGATTGTATCGGGTGGTATTGAGTTAAAGCAGTTAGGTACATCTTTTGTTTATTTCAGGGGTGCGTGGAGCGAAAGACAGGCTATATCAGTTGACAGCGATTTTAATATTCATGATGAGGTCGATTTCTCAAAGCCTGACATTATTGAGATATACAAAGAAAGATTGTCACACTCAAAGTATAAATACTTCTTGGCGTTTAGTACGCCAACCATCCCAGAGTTCGGGGTGGATTACCTGTTTAATAGAAGTGATAAAAAGGAATGGTTTGTAAAATGTCCTAAGTGTGGAAGATTACAGATATTAAAATTTCCTGATTCTATTAGGGGTGATACCAAAGAGGCTAGGTATGCGTGTGTTTATTGCCGAGCTACTATTACAGATAATGCAAGGAGAACTGGACGATGGAAAGCAACAGGCGACAAGGGCTGGAAAGTGTCGGGTTATCACATTACCCAGTTGATGGCACCTTGGATAACTGCCACCGAGATACTGCAGAAAGAAGAGCGGGCAAGGATTAGACCAACCAAACAACTATCGGGGATTAAAGACTTTTATAACTTCTGTTTGGGTGAGGCTTATGGTGGTGAAAACCAACCGCTTAACAGGGATGTTTTATTAGAGTGCATTCAAAACAAATACGACCTAGAGGATAAAGCAAGGCATACGGTCATGGGTGTTGACCAAGGAGATATCTTACATGTCGTTATTTTTGCAAAGGATAGAGA